TGGCACAGGCCGACGGCGAGCGGGTGGCGGTGCTGGATGAGATCGTGCTGAGCCGGGCGACGACGCAGCAGGCTTGCGAGGAATTTCAGAACAGGTTTCCGGAGCACGGTGCGGGGCTTAAGGTGTATGCGGACGCTTCGGGGGCGCATATGCAAACGACGGGCGCGTCGGATGTGGGGGTACTCAAGCAGTTTTTCCGGAGCGGCGAATACGGAGCGGTGGAGTTCAGAGTACCGAGGTCGAATCCAGCGGTACGCGATCGGGTGATGGCAGTAAATGCGGCGCTGCGGCCGGCGGATGGGGATGCGCGGGTTTCGATAGATCCGCGATGCAAGGAGTTGATCAAGGATCTGGAACAGGTGGTTTACAAGGAGAGCACCCAGGTGATCGACAAGGACAGGGATCCGAAGAGGACGCACTTATCGGACGCGCTGGGGTATTTGGTGTGGCAGGAATTGCGGACCGCGGAGAAGATCGGGGAGAGAGGCGGGAGGCTGATCTGATGGCGTTCGATATCGATCAAGAGCATCCGGAGTATGTCGCTCGGAAGGCGGCATGGAGGAAATATCGCGACTTATACGCCGGCGGGGAGCAATTCAAAGCGAACGCAGCGGAGTATTTGATCCGGCGGCAAAGGGAACCGGGAGACGTTTACTCCGAACGGCTGAGCAGGGTGTTCTACGAGAACTACGTCGGGTCGATCGTGGACTGGTATGCCGCGACGCTGTTCCGGCGGGAACCGATCATCACGTTCGCGGGCAGGGATCTGCAAGCGGAGAAGTTTTTCGCAGCACTGGTGGAGGATGCGGACCGGCGAGAGACATCATTGTCGGACTTTTTCCGCAGGCAGTTTATCGAAAGCCTGGTGGCGGGGACGAGCTACGTGCTGGTGGATTTTCCTCGTGTCGCGACCCGGCCGGGAACGCGCGCGGAGGAAGACGCGAGTGGGGCATCGCGGGCGTACCTGGTGGAATATGCGGCAGACGACGTCATCAATTGGAGCCTGGACAAGCACGGAAACTTCGAGTGGGTGGTAATTCGCACCCAGCAGATTAAGAAGGACCGGGTAGAAGATCCGGAATGGCGGACCGAACGCAAGTGGGCCTATTACGACAAGTGCACCTATCGTATTTACGGTGAAGACGGCCTGGTGGATGAAGGCACGCACGGCCTGGCCAAGCTGAATCAGACGCCGCTGTTCGCGCTGCGGATTCCGGAAGGCCTATGGATGCTGAACCGCGCGGGGTCTCTGCAGCTAGAGCACTTCAACAAATCGAATGCGCTGGGGTGGGCGCTGACGATGGGATTGTTCGCGATGCCGGTGGTGTATTCGGAACGCGAATGGAACCAGATGGTAGGCGAAAGCTACTACATCCAACTGGGGCCGGGCGATAAGTTCGGGTGGACGGAGCCGGAAGGCAAGGTTTACCAGATCGCGGCGGACAATCTGACGCGGCTGCAGGAAGAGATCTATCGAGTTTGTTATTTGAGTCAGGCGGGCGCGGCGATGGACGTTACGAGCCGGCAGAGCGCGCTGAGCAAGCAACGGGACTTCTCGATCACGCAAGAGGTGCTGCGGGCGTACGGGGACGCGATTAAGGAGCAGATCCGACGGGTATTGCGCGCGACAGCGGCGGCTCGGGAGGACGGGCTGGATGTGAGCGTGACTGGGATGGACGAATTCGATATCGCGGACTTCGGCACGGAGTTGGAAGACGCGCGGCAGTTGCTGGCGCTGGGAGTGGTGTCGCCAACGTTGAAGAAGGAAGTTTTCAAGAAGCTGTCACTGAAGTTTTTGTGCGATGCGCGGCAGGACGTGAAGGATCGGATCGCGAGGGAGATCGAGGGGGAGTAGGGGCGGTCAGGGGACAAGCCAGCCGATTTCGGGGAAACGCTGGAGACAGCGGGATATTAGTTCATCGAAATCGGTACGCAGTCCCCGAGGGTCGAAATCGGTAGGCAGTCCACTTGTCCTTAGTAGACAGTCCCCGAGGCTGGAGGAGATTACATGGCGGAAGAGATGGAAATTCGGGCGGTGCTGGATGAGCTGGCGGAGGAACGGCGGCGGAGGGAAGGCCTGGAGAAGCGGGTGGAGGAAGCCGAAAGGGGCTCGGCGATTCGGGCGGAGTTGCAACGTCTGGGCGTCGCCAAAATCGAACTGGCGTATAGGGCGGTACGGGATGAGGCTCCGCGCGATAGCGGAGAAATGAAGCAGTTCCTGGAGCAGTTTGTGGGAGAGAACCCGGAGCTGTTGCCTGCGCGGCTTTCGGGGGGATCGGGGGCGAACGGAGGATCCCGCAGCGGTCAGGCATCGGGAGCCGTGGACATTGAAAAAATCCGTCCGGGGATGAGCGCGGAGGAACTGGACCGGGTGAGACAGGAAATCGCGCGCGTGGCGTCGCAAACGTTGCGCGGATTTTGAGCAAAGGGAGGAAGTAATAATGGCAGCAATTACATCGAGCAACGTAGCAAACGCGATTGTGAAGCTGGTGGCGGCGGATGCGCTACCGGCCCTGATGGGGAACCTGGTATTGGGGAACCTGGTCAATCGCGATTATGAACCGGCGCTGGCGCAAGCGGGAGACACGATCAACGTACCTATTCCGCCCGCACTGACGGCGCACAACCTCACAGAAGGCAGCACAGTGCTGACGCAGAATCCGAACCTGGATAACGCGCAGATCGTCCTGAACACGCACGCGGAGGCGACATTCCTGATTCCGGACGTCACTAAGATTCTGGCGGTTCCGGATCTTCTAAAGCTGTACATGCAGCCGGCTGTGGTGGCGCTGGCGGAGAAGATCGAAACCGATCTGCTGAGCCTGTATCCGCTGTTCACAACGAATACGGCGGTGGGAACGGCCGGGACGGCGCTTACGGAAGCGGTGGTGGATTCGGCCGAGACAGTGCTGTTCGCGGCGAAAGTTCCTGCCAGCGCGGCCAAGTATCTGGTGGTGGATCCGGGCGCGTATTCGGCGCTACGGCAGATTCCGCGCTTCAGTGAATTCAATAGCGCGGGTGAAGCGGGGCTACGGGCGCTGGTGGATGGCGCGGTCGGAAAGATGAAAGACTTCTACATCTTCCGGTCGCAGTTCGTAGTGCAGACGGGATCCGGTCCGGCGACCACACACAACGTGGCGTTCGCGCGAGATGCGATCGGCCTGGTGGTGCGGAGATTGCCGAAGCCGCTGCCTGGAACAGGGGCGATCGCAGAATATGCCGAGCTGGGCAACTTCGGGATGCGGGTGACGATGAGCTATCAACCCAATACGCTGGCTCAGCAATTCACAGTGGATGTTTTGTATGGAAGCGGGGTGCTGCGGAACAGTTTCGGCGTGCAGGTGAACAGTTAAAAGACCTGGAGGGCGGGTTGAAACCGCCCTCCATCCCAAATGGAGAACGAATGGACTTGCGCGCGTATTACGAGAAGATTCGCAAGATTGAGGCGTCGATCGACGCGATTTTCGCGGTGGTAATCAGCCGGGCGACACCGGACGGGGGCAGGGTCGGAATAAAAACCGAGCTTCCACGTGCGATTGCAGCGCGGCTGATCGCGGATGGGAAGGCGGATCTGGCGAGTTCCGAAGATGCCGGGCGGTTTCGAGAGGAGACGGAGGCGAAGTGGAAAGAGACGCAACTGCATGTTGCTGACAGACGCTAGTCCCAACACGATCGAGGATCTGCGCGTGTATGAATCGGCGATTCCCGACGTGGCGCATACGGAGATGATCGACCTGGCGGCAAAGCTGGACCTGGCGACAGAAGAAATCTCGCAGGCCGTGCTGGATTTCCTGCTGGATCGGGCGGGGGCGGATCCTCAGGCGGCAGCACGACGGGGAATCGGTGTAGGCGACGTCACGGTTACGCGGCAACTGAAACGCTGGCATGCCGTGCACACACTGGAGATCTTTTATCGGGATGCGTTCAATACCCAGCTGAACGACCGCTATCGGGCGAAGTTCCAGGAGTACCAGAAGCTCACGCGAAACGCGCGGGAGCGAACTTTCCACTTTGGCGTGGGACTGTCGCTAACGCCGCTTCCGAGGGCACCACGGCCGGTGTTCAGCGCAGTGGCGGGGACAATTCCGCAGACTTTGTATTACGCGCGAGCGTCGTGGGCCGGAGCGGACGGGCAGGAGGGAGCGCCGTGCGAGATGACCAGTTATGAGGCGCCAGCCGGCAGCCTTCCGGTCGCGCAGATGACCGATCCTCCGGCTACGGCGACGGGATTCAACGTATTTCTGGGATTGACGGCCGACGCAGTGACGCTGCAGAACACAACGCCGGTCCCGATTGGGCAGGCTTTCACACTGGGGGGGACAGGCCTGGTCGGGGGAAGAGCTCCGAGCGAGGGGCAAGCGGGCGACATTTTCATCAGCGGCGCCTGGATGCTGCGGCGAGGCTGATGCGATGGCAAAGGCAGGCAGCATCGCGCCGCGGAAGATGATCGAGTTTCTGACGGCATCGGATACAGGATTAGGCCCGGCAGTGGCGCAAGCAGCGCAGGAGAGCGGCGTGGATCTGGCGCCCATTCCGACGGCTTACGTGATGAACCAGAACGTCTCCTTCGAATTGAGCGAGCGCGCGTTGGTGGTGAAATATCCGGCTGTATATGTGTACGCGGACCGGGTCCAGAACCTGCTGACGGAAAAATTCCGGACATTCTCCGGGAAGGTGCGGACGATCGTAGAAATTCGGGTTTCGCAGGATCGGCTGGAAGGATTAGAGGAGACACTCCGGCTGTATGTGGAAGCGGTGACGCAGGTGCTGGACGTGAATCGGGGGAGCTGGGGAGAGGGAGCGTTCTTTACGGGAGGATACGACGCGAGCATAGAGCCGGTGCGGCACGGCGGGAGAAATTTCCTACAGATCGCGAAAGTAACGTTCGA